ACTAACGATGTACCCAACATCACTTCAGGATATGCCTGGGTAGGTAACAGCGATGGAGTTGCAACACCTACACTAACTTCTTCTTTCGTTGTAACTACTGCAAATACAGCCTCTTACATCCCCACTGTAGACGGATTTACAGTAGAAGCTAACGGGTTAACGGTAAATAACGGAGGACTTGTAGTAACTCAAAGTGCTCAACAAATTGCAGATTTTCATAGTCTGAATAACAATGTAGGTAGAATATCAATTACAAATGCAGGAGGAGACCAGGCTGTACTATCTGTTAACCAGGGAGAAGTATTCCTTTCAAACGGAGGCGTTAACAACCAGACAATTAAAATCCTATCAGGATCAACAGCAAGTAATGCAATTATTGTCTCCGGAAGTGCAAAGGTAGGTATTGCAACAGGAGAAGGTAATATATCAAACGATCACTCTCTTACAGTTGCAAATGGGCTTACATTACTTAATGGAGACCTCTCTATAGCCGACGATCATCTACTACTAGGTACAGCCTCTCAAGCCCAGAATGCTACCACAGCTACTACTGCTGACGGGATAACAAATGACGAATTAGATAAGTTAAAATTTGCTCACCCATTTTCATTTGCCGGGTATGTAGGGGACGGAGCAGTAAGCATCGGTAATAGTAATAAACTACCTAACATTGTTGACCACCTATCCCCGGTAACTGAAGCGTATTATTCGCTAGCAGTAGGAACTAATAACAAATACACAAGTACAAGCCCGATAGCCTTTTCAGTACTAGTTGGAGAAAATAACGAGATAACCGGAAGTGCATACAACATACTCGTTGCCGGAAAAGGTAACATAGTAGACTCCACCGGCATGACAGCTGTTGGCAGATTTTCAAAACCAACAGGTACTGGAACAACAGGAGGCTTTGTAATAGGAAATGGAACAAGTACTTCAAACAGAAGTAACCTACTACTTGCAACAGGAGACACAGTACAAATTACAGGAAGTCTAGATATTACAGGAAGTATTACATCTTCCGGGGATCTATCAATTAGAGATTTTTCAAGTGTATCTGCTTCACTTGCTCAAGCCCTATCAGGCGGAGGCGGAGGAGGTTCTACAGACACAGGTTCACTCCTTACAACAGCCTCTGTTGCACTAAACACAATTACCTTCACTAAAGGGGACACTTCTACATTTAATATTACAGTAGACACAGGATCCGGAGGAGGAAGCGGAGCAGGATTTCCGTTCGAAGGAGATGCTGTAATTACCGGAAGCCTTACAGTATCAGGATCCGGAACCTCAACTCAGGTACTAGGAGGTCTGGAAGTAACAGAAGGATTAATAGTTTCTAGAAGTGCTCAATCTGTAATACAGGCACGATCAGAAGACTCAAGCACAGCGAGGATAACTCTGACAAACGGTAGCGAAGATTTCGGCTCTTTTGGAGTATCGGATAATAAATTTTACTTTGGAAATGGATCTCCAGGAGCACAAGCTATAACAATACAAGGAGGAGCCTTTGCAAATAACGCTATTGCAATTACAGGCAGCACAACAAACACCCCACATATATCACTTGGCCTAGCAGCCATTGATACAAACTACCTTCTAGGCATCTACGGAGATGTTAAAATGTCTAACAGCAGACTACGAATGCAGGGAGCATCAAGTGTAGTGGAAATGCCTACATTACCTACCTCAGACCCAGGAAATCTCGGACAGCTATTTGTAACTCAATCGAACGCAACAGGAACAAACCTTGACGGACAGTACGTTGTACTCCAGTCACGAGGATAATTTATGTGGAAATATAAAGAACTAGAACTAAATAAGATCGAAGACTTCCCAGAAGGTACTTATGGATTCATCTATTTAATTACACACACCCCCACGGGTAAAAAATATATCGGCAAAAAAGTACTATACTTTAACAGAGCAAAAAAGCTAACTAAGAAAGAAATTCAAATACTTAAAGAGGAGAGAAAATTAAAAGGTATTGGAGGAAGAGTCCCTACAAAGAGAAGAGTAATAAAGGAGAGCGATTGGAAGACCTACTACGGATCAAATAGAGAGATCCAAGCAATGATTAAGGAGGGTAAGTCGGAAGAATTTAGCAGAGAAGTGTTATTACTTGTTCCAAGTAAGAAGCTATTAACCTATTACGAAACTAAGTATCTGTTTAAGTACGAGGTTCTAGAAAATGAAAATTACTTCAATAGAGATATATTAGGTAAGTTTCATGTTAGAGATTTTGAAAAAGTTGAGGACTAAGCAAGATCTTCTTATATTATAGGGAAGAGATGTGCTTTGGAGATAAACTTACTTCTTTTAGAGAATATCGAGAAGGTATTAGGCCCTAGCTCAAGGAAAGCTGGTTCTAATTACGCCTTCCACTGCCCTTTTTGTAACCACCATAAGAAAAAACTAGAAGTACAGGTTTATACAAACGATAAGGGGGAAAACCCATGGGCCTGTTGGGTATGTAATACAAGAGGGAAGACAATAAGGTCACTATTAAGACAGTTAAAAGTCTCTCCTGAATCCCAAAAACAAGTATTGCAGCATATATCTAAAGGAGAATCCTTAGATTCAAAAGTAGATATCGGACTTACACTTCCAAAAGAGTTTATTAGCCTTAAGAATGCCTCAACTAGTTCGGTGGAACTTAATAGAGTTAGGAAATACCTAGCAGCAAGAGGGATCTTTAATGAAGAGATTATAAAGTACAACATCGGATACTGTTCATCAGGGAGTTATGCAAATAGAGTAATCTTTCCATCCTATGATGAAAACGGTCTTTTGAACTTTTTTGTAGGAAGAACAGTAGGTAACTCCTCCGGTCAGAAATATAAGAACCCATCTGTAAGTAGAGATATTACGGTGTTTGAGAATATGATTAACTACCAAGCACCTATAATACTGGTAGAGGGTATATTCGATGCTCTTGCAGTAAAGAGGAATGCAGTCCCTATTTTAGGAAAAGTACCCTCACAGCATCTCTATCAAGAACTATCAAAGAGCACAAGTACAAAAAGTATCTACATTGCATTAGATAACGATGCATTGGATGGAGCACTTAACATAGCCGAAAAACTAATCGGACTAGGAAAAAAGGTATATTTAATTCAACTATCAGGAAAAGATCCTAGCGATTTAGGATTTGAAGCATTCACAAAAGAGGTAGAGCTAGCAAAGCCCTTAGACTTCTCTACTATCTTAAAATTAAAAATGGGGTTTTAATATGGTTAAACAAGGAACAAATATTCTTAAAGAACATAAGAATAAGAAATTAGACTTTAACGCAAAGCTACAACAGATAAACTTCTTAGATCAGAGAGTTTATAAAAGGGATGAAGACAAATATTACCCCTCAGTAACCTCTATCTTAAACTACATGCCTAAGGGTAAATTCTTCGAAACCTGGTTGAAGGATGTCGGACATAATGCAGACATTATTATGAACAAAGCAGGAAGAGAAGGGACTCAAGTACACGAAGCAGCTGAAGCTTTGTTAAAAGGAGAGGAGGTAAACTGGATGGACGACTATGGAAATGCAAAGTACTCACAACTTGTATGGACTATGATTAACAAGTTTGCTGAGTTTTGGAAACAGTTTGACGGTAAACTTATTGCCTGTGAAAAATTTACCTACTCAGATGAATACGAATATGCCGGAACAGCTGATCTAGTGGTAGAGAAAGATGGAAAGAGATGGCTTTTAGATATTAAGACATCTACCGCAATTCATAAATCTTACCACCTCCAGCTAGGAGCATATGCAAAAGCATGGGAGGAGGTATATGGGGAAAAGATTGACCATACAGGGATTATATGGTTAAAGTCTTCAAAAAGAGGGGAAAGTAAGCAAGAGGGAAAGTACCAAGGAAAGGGATGGGAACTCGCTCAAATCGATAATATAGATTATAACTTCGATCTTTTTCTAACAATTTACAAGCTATACAAAATGGAACACCCAGAGATCAAACCAGTATACGCAACACTACCTACTTCTGTAAAACTTTAATATTTATATCATATATTAGGTATGAAACAGAAACCCCAAACTACACTCCCCGATTCTTTGGAAGAAAGTCTATACGAAACTATAGACCAAACCGTACAAAATAAGTTAAATAATGTTAAGACAGCAAAAGAAGTTAACTTTGAAGAACTTGAAGCAGAACTTGATAAACTTTTTATCTCCCTGGATATTGATGTAGAGTTTACAAAACATTTTAAGGAAAGAGTTATAGAAAGAGGTCTATCAGAAGAGGATATCATGGAACTTATGAGAAAGGTTTATGATAGACATGGAGATGAAATTGACGGACTGAAAGGAGGGGAGAGTAGAGTATTTACAGATCTTACAAACCTAGTAGATATTGTAGGATCAATGTCCGGATATGGAGAAGATTACTTGAGGGATTTAAATTTGCTTACTGCATATAAATCTGTAAAAGACGAAAGACTAAAGCCATATAGAGGATCACCAAGACTAACAGTTAAAGAAGAAATATCTACGGAACCTTTTGATAGGGTCGAATACTACCTTACATACTTTAGAAATTTAGCTCCATCCACCTTTACTGTAGAGCGTGATGGAGGTATTATTAGAATCTCAAATATAACAGAAGAACGAAGTGCTGAAGTACATCCACAAAGAGATGAAATGCTTCAAGCAATTCAAGAGATTTTAGAATATATGCTAGATTTACAGATGAACATACTCCCTCTACCTGAGATTAAATTTATCAATGATGAAGAGAATAGCAAAAACCTCCTAGGAAGCACCGCACACTACAACCCAGACAGAAAAGAGCTAGTACTCTATACATGCAAGAGACATGGTAAAGATATTCTAAGAAGCTTCTGTCATGAAATGATACACCATATTCAGAATCTTGAAGATAGACTACACAGGATACATACTACAAATATCAACCAGGATGACCAACTAGCAGATCTTGAGAAAGAAGCATACCTAAATGGTAATATGGTGTTTAGATCTTGGGAGAATAGTAAGAAAAATCAAGAGTGACCATGGCAAACCGTTACGGAAAATTAGCTAACCAGTTATCAAATCTTGCCTTTGAGCTTATAAAAGACGGACATACAGTAAAGAGAAAAGTTATAGACACACAATTCTCAGTAGGGCCTAGACATGAAGATGCAGATATAGTATCCTCTGATTTCGAGTTTGATTTTATGATTCAAACCACATATACAGAGAATACATATACGGTGGATGGAGGAGCCAACGCCGGATTTGATGACAATGGAGACGAAATAACACCACTACTGACAGTAAGATTTGAAATCCCAGAAAACCCAAACTGGCAACAGGTTTCATTTGACCTTAAAGACGTAATTAGACACGAGCTAGAACATCTCTCTCAAGATGGAGCAAACGTACGACCTGGAAAGCAAATGGAAGACGATCAAGAACTTCGAGAAATGATTGACGCCGGACTTTTACCTAAGTACCTTTACTTTAAGTTAGATAAAGAAGTAGATGCTATGTTACAAGGGCTACACTTTAAAGCTAGAAAGGCTAAAAAGCCATTTAGAGAAGTTGTTGATGATTATTTAGATAAACAGCCTATTACTCAAGAGGAGAAGGAAAATGTATTAGCTAAATGGAGAGAAAGAAGTAAAGTTTTAAATCTAAGTAGGATATGAGCGATAGTATGTTAAAGAAGGAATTCAATAGACAAGACGTCCAAAGAATTCGAAATATTGTTACAAAAAAATTTAACGATAGAACTAAGACTTCTGCCGGGTATGTAAAAGAACAGGTAATACATAATGAAGGAGATGTATGGGAGGAAGATGGTAAGAAGTGGACAATAAAGGATGGCATTAAACAAAATATAACCGTATTAGATAAGGCTAAGGAGTTTGTAAAAATGCCCTTAACTTGTCCGACGTGTAAAAAATCTATGAAACATCGCAATGATAAGAAGATGTATAAAATACATGGATTTTGTTTTGACTGTACCATAAACTTCGAACATGACCTCAGACAAATTGGAAAATACGAGGACTACGCAAGAGCAATGGTGACCGGTAATATGAAGGTCTTTGCGATAGATTTAGAGAACGCAGTTATCGATATGTTAGAAGAAGGCGTAGGTAGCTTTGTGACAGAACAAGGAGATATTGAAGACTGGGGCCATGCTAATAAAACACCACAATTAGAACTACTAAAGAGAGTAAAGGAGTATAGAGAGCAGGTAGAGGGACTTTGACATATTTATTATAGAAAAGAGCTACGTCATAGTGAACTCCATTGTCAAACTTTTTAGTAAAATGAATTTAAAATTACTTGTGGCATCTATATCCGCATCTCTAACTTTCGTAGCTTGTCATATCTGGCAATTAACTCTTGAAAACTTTGAGCAATATCTAGCAGTAGTAGCTGTTATCTCTCTAGATGGATTTTTCGGCGTAATAGCCGGAGTAAAGAGAGAAGGATTTAAAACACACAAGGCACTCAAGATGTTAAAAACATTATTTGCCTGGATTACAATCCTTACAGCATTAATCCTTATCGAAAACGGCATAAAAGGTACCTTCTGGCTATCAGAAACATTCCTACTACCTTTTATAGTAATCACACTAGCCTCCATCGTAAAGAACGCAAATCTAGCAGGATTTATCGACTATACACTAGCCAATCAAATTTTAGATAAACTCGATACACATAAGGGAGAAAGGATTTCAAGAAAGAAAAAATAGTGACTGAAAAAAGTTTTAATAAGAAGAAAGTCCCTTCGGACATGTATGCCTTGATGAGAGAACTTCTTGAAGAACTCATCAACGAAAGGACAACTACCCCACAAGATTCAGATATTAAAGACAGACCCGGCACTCAACCAAAAAAGTACTACAAGGGTCTATCAAAGTCTACAAAGGCAGCAAGAGACACACACTTCAAGACCAATAAAAACTACTCCCCAGCTCCTGGAGATAAAGGATCTAAGACTAAGCCTTCCAAGCATACGGAGAAATTCAAACAAATGTTTGGAGAGAACTATAAGGAGGTAATTAGGGAGATGGTAGTTAAAGTTGTAGAGAATAAGGTAACTAAGGCGTTAAAGAATAAAGCGGAGAAAGCTAATGCTCCAATGTCTGCTCTAAGAGCTATTTATAATAAAGGATTAGCAGCCTGGAAGACAGGTCACCGGCCTGGAGCAGGCCAGCATCAATGGGCAATGGCAAGAGTAAACTCAGTACTAACAGGAGGTCCTGCTAGAAAAACTGATAAGACTCAATGGGAGCAAATTAAAAAGCATAGGAGCAAAAAGAAGAAGAAATGAAACTAGGTAGACTCGTCTGTGAAGCAGAGTTTAAATGCCCTGCTCCTACTCAAGATATTGACCTTAATCTAGAGAATAGAAATAAGGCATTTAAAGAATATATGTATGGACCTTCTGATCTGAGATTGGATCTAAAGGAAGGAGTAACCGTAGCTGATCTTGACTTCGAAAACCTAGAAGACAGTCAGTTCAAATCAGAAGAGGAGTTAAAAGACTCCCCCAACTATAAATATTGGAAGCAGTTACA